GCACTACAGGCAGACAGAGGTCATGTATTTTACGTCGCACCTACTCAGGGACAAGCCAGAGACATCATGTGGCAAACCTTGCTTGAACTGGGCCACCCCGTTATTAGTGGTAGTCACATTAATAATTTGCAAATTAAGCTTGTCAACGGTGCTACCATTAGCCTAAAAGGTGCCGATAGACCAGAAACAATGCGTGGTGTTAGCCTTAAGTTCTTAGTCATGGACGAGTATGCTGACATGAAGCCAGAGGTATTTGAGCAGATCCTTAGACCTGCACTGGCTGACCAAAAGGGATGTGCGATGTTCATTGGAACACCAATGGGTCGCAATCATTTTTATGAACTATACAAATATGCGGAGTTAAGTAATGATCCGACGTACCGTGCGTGGCACTTTACTTCTTATGACAATCCATTGTTGGACCCGGACGAAATTGACATTGCTAAAAAGTCTATGTCTTCTTACGCGTTTCGCCAAGAGTTTATGGCAAGCTTTGAAGCGCGTGGGTCAGAAATGTTTAAGGAAGATTGGGTTAAGTTTAGTAAAGCTGAGCCGGAAGTAGGAGATTACTACATTGCAGTTGACTTGGCGGGATTTGAAGAAGTCAACAAAAAGAAGACTAAAAATTCCAAGCTTGACGACACAGCGATCGCAGTGGTTAAGGTCAGTGAGCATGGTTGGTATGTTGACAATATCATACACGGTCGATGGAGTCTTGACGAAACAGCAGCTAAGATATTTCAGGCCGTTAGAGATTACCGTCCCGTGTCGGTTGGAATCGAAAGAGGTATTGCTAAACAAGCTGTAATGTCTCCACTAATGGATATGCAAAAACGTTACGGTATGTTTTTTAGAGTAGAAGAGTTAACTCACGGCAACAAAAAGAAAACAGACCGTGTTATGTGGGCGTTACAAGGACGATTTGAAAACGGCTACATTACTTTAAACAAAGGTGAATGGAACAGTAAATTTCTTGACCAACTGTTTCAGTTTCCTGATCCTTTAACTCACGACGACTTAGTGGACGCTTTGGCGTACATTGACCAGTTAGCCAACGTAGCGTACGACTACGACTACGAAATCGAAGATCACGAAATTTTAGACGTAGTAGCAGGATACTAATATGACAGAATTATACGAGCAAGACCCGTTGATGATTGAAGAGTCAATTGAAGATTGGGTAATTACTAAATGTGAAGACTGGAGGGATTATTACGAAAGTAACTATGAAGCAAGATTTGAAGAATACTATAGACTATGGCGTGGCATATGGGACCCTGCTGACAGTGAGCGTAGCTCTGAGCGTTCCCGCATTATTTCTCCTGCACTTCAACAAGCTGTTGAATCCAATGTAGCAGAACTAGAAGAAGCCACCTTTGGCCGGGGAAAGTGGTTTGACGTAAGCGACAACCTTGGCGACACTGAAAAACAAGACGTACTGTTTCTACGCAACAAGCTAACAGAAGACTTTGAAAACACAATGGTCCGTAAGGCTGTTGCTGAGTGTCTTATCAATGCAGCTGTGTTTGGTACAGGCGTTGGTGAGATTGTTATTGAAGAAGAAAAAGAAATGGCTCCTGCTACTCAACCTATTATGGGTGGTGATTTGCAAGCAGTAGGAGTAAACATTACAGAACGTGTCAAAGTAAAACTTAAGCCTGTACTACCGCAGAACTTCCTAATTGATCCTGTAGCTACGTCTGTTGATGACGCTATGGGTGTAGCTATTGACGAATTTGTTAGTATGCACCACGTAGAACTTCTACAAGAACAAGGTGTATACCGTGATGTCTACGTCGGACCTGCTGCTCCTGACACTGACCTTGAACCAGATCAAGACCTTACTATTTACAATGACAACAAAGTACGTTTGACTAAGTATTATGGTTTAGTGCCACGAGAGCTCCTAGATTCCGCTACAAGCGACGATGACTCTGAAGAGGTATCAGAGGCGGGGGAAGATACAAAGTACGTAGAAGCCGTTGTAGTGGTCGCTAACGGCGGTATTCTTCTTAAGGCAGAGGCTAACCCTTACATGATGCAGGACCGTCCTGTTGTTGCATTCCCTTGGGACGTAGTACCCGGACGCTTCTGGGGTCGTGGTGTATGTGAAAAAGGTTACAACAGTCAGAAGGCACTTGATACAGAACTACGCGCACGTATTGACGCACTAAGTCTGACTATCCATCCAATGATGGCTATTGACGCGACTAGGCTCCCACGAGGTGCAAAGCCTGAAGTACGTCCCGGTAAGATGGTCTTAACTAATGGAGATCCTCGTGAAGTCCTACAGCCTTTTAACTTTGGTCAAGTTAATCAAATCACTTTTGCTCAAGCCGGAGCGTTGCAGCAAATGGTACAGCAAGCAACGGGAGCAGTGGACTCAGCCGGAATTGCAGGCAGCGTTAATGGCGAAGCTACTGCCGCTGGTATCAGTATGTCTCTTGGCGCTATTATTAAACGTCATAAACGGACACTTATAAACTTCCAACAGTCATTCCTTATTCCGTTTGTTAAAAAAGCTGCGTATCGTTATATGCAGTTTGATCCTGAGACGTACCCTGTTGCTGACTATAAGTTTAACGCTAGCAGCACACTAGGCATTATTGCACGAGAATATGAAGTTACTCAGCTTGTACAACTACTACAAACTATGGATCGACAGTCACCGTTGTACAACACACTGATTCAAAGCATTATTGACAACATGAACTTGTCTAATCGTGAAGAACTTATTGCGGCTATGCAACAAGCTATGCAGCCTAACCCGCAAGCGCAGCAAATGGCTATGGCAGCACAACAAGCGCAGTTGCAATTCCAGCAATCACAGACAGCAGCACTGACAGCGCAGGCTCAAGAGTCTAACGCACGTGCTACTAAGTTGGCTGCTGAGGCTCAGGCAGTACCGCAAGAACTTGAAATTGATCGTATTAATGCTATCACCCGAAACCTTCGTGAAGGTGACGCTGAAGACAAAGAGTTTGAGCGACGTATGAAAGTTGCTGATACTCTCCTTAAAGAAAAAGCAATAGAAGGTAAAAACAATGCTAATAACGCAACGGGAAATGCAAGCCCTGTTAGACCAAATCAACAACAACTTCAAACACCAGTTCGACCGATTGGACCAGCTGGAAGCCAAGGTGGAGGAACTTAGTAATGCCAAAGAGCAAAGACCCAAAGCTAGCACGGGCGGGCGTAAGCGGGTACAACAAGCCAAAGCGAACTCCGGGGCATCCGACTAAAAAGTTTGTAGTAGTAGCCAAAGAAGGCGACAAGACTAAAACTATACGTTTTGGTGACGCCAAGATGACTATTAAAAAAGACCAACCAGCGCGACGTAAGTCGTTTAGAGCGCGTCACAAGTGTGACACAAATCCACCTAGTAAACTAACAGCACGATACTGGTCATGTAAAAAATGGTAAGGAGATTACTATGCCAATGGTAAACGGTAGAAAATACGCATACACCGCAGCAGGTAAAAAGAAAGCTAAAGCCGCTGCAAAGAAAACAGGCAAAAAGGTTAGTCATGCCAAAGGCAAAAAGTAGTCCAAAGCCCAAAAACAAAGCCTTGTATGCTCGTGTTAAAGCAGAAGCTAAACGTAAATACAAAGTTTGGCCTAGTGCTTATGCTTCAGGTTGGTTAACTAAAGAGTATAAAAAGCGTGGTGGTACTTATGAGTAAACCTAAAGGTGGACTTACTAAGTGGTTTAAAGAAGACTGGGTAGACGTTAAGACAGGCAAACCTTGTGGACGTAAGTCTGCAAAAAAAGGCAAGTCTAAGCGTCCCTACCCTTCTTGTCGTCCTAAAGCAGTCGCAGCAAAGATGACAAAAGCTGAAAAGGCTTCTTCTGCTCGACGTAAAACAGGACCAGCTAAAATTAAACACGCAGTTACAGCTTCGGGTAGACGTAGAAAAAAAGCTTGACAAGTGCTCAAAAGTGTGCTATACTATAACTATAGTTTAACCAAAGAGATAACATGACTCCAGAGCTTGAAACGTATTTTAATAACTACTTTGATTTATTCCGAAGTCAAGGTTTCAAACAACTCTTAGAAGAAATATCTGCTACTACTACTCAGTTATCTGATATACAAACTGTAAAAGATACTGAAGAACTCTTCTTTAAAAAAGGCCAAGTTGCTGCTTTCGCTACTGTACTGAACCTAGAGTCAACTATAGAAGCGGCTAGAGAGCAAGCAGAAGCAGAAGAAAAAGAAGATATTTATGTTTAAGATTTATGACTTTCGTTGTACTAACGGACACGTCACTGAAGAATTTGTAGAGCCTTCCGTTACAACCAGTAGGTGCGGTTGCGGCGCAAACTCTACAAGAATGGTATCTGCCCCGTCTTTCCACCTAAATGGCTCCGATGGTTCATTCCCCGGTGCACATATGAAATGGGTAAGGGAACACGAAAAAGCAGGTCGTAAACA